TAGCTATCTCATCAATCATTTCCTGAGTATTACTAGAATATATTACAATTTCTTTAAAAAATGTAGATACGCCTTGCTTAACATGGAATAAACAAGCTGACATTGGATCAATGTTAAAGTCCATACCGATATGAACGATTGCATTAGGATCATATTGTACTGGCCGAACATTCTTTGATCTATCAAAGTTATAATAAACAACACCAGCATACGTTTCAAAACTAGCTTCATATTCTTGTCTAAATGATCTAGCATCTAAGTCTTTCTTTGCTTGTTCAATCTCATGTGCTTCTACCTGACCACCTTCTATTGTTGTGTATTTCCAAGATTGCCATTCAGGATCACCAGCTTGTCCACGTTGGAACATATCATAAGACCAATTACCAAAGCCTTTAGGTGTTCCTACAAATAACACTTTACCATTAACATATTTATCTGAGATTGTTGGACGTAATACTTCTGTCCATGCTTCTTCTGGTATATCTGCAAACTCATCTAATACTAAAAAGTTTAACCCTACACCTCTAAGATTATCTGATGATTTATCAGCACCTTTTAAACTAATCTGACAATTATTGACTAAGACTACTGTAAGTTCTGTTTCGTTAATGTATTTATCCCAACGCAGTTCTTTAACCATTTTCTTTAACTGCTTCCACATAATCTCTTTAGACATTCTGTACGTTGGTGATACATAGAATATCTTTCCGTTATCGCAGTGTCTTGCTTGTCTTAGAATCTCTACTAAGCAAAGATGTGTTTTGCCAAATCGTCTGCCTGTGATTAATACTCTAAATCTTTTGTTAGATTTTATAACTTCTTTTTGCGGCTCAGATAATGGCATGAAGTTTTTTTTGCTTTATCCAATCTTCTACTATTCGTCTTTCTTTTTCCATGTCGTGTACTGGGTACGCTGGTGTACCAGAGTGTTGGTGTATCTCCATAGTCCAACGATTACGACTCTCAAAGAAGTCATAGCCAGTAATGGTAAGATCACAATTAACAAAGTTAAGAAAATAATAAATCGCAATAAACCCAGTAGTAGGTCTTGGATATGAGTATTTATTGCAGAGATTATTGTAGTCAGTAACATTCCAAAACCATATATTATATTTATCTAATTCTTTAGGATATCTATTTAAACGCTTTCCACCCTTTTCGCAATTCATTCTCATAATCTTTTCAACATTAGGAATATAACCAAGAAACTCATGTGCTTTGTTTACAAGATTGTTAATCCAAACATCACAGGGTTCTTCCTGTACGCCAAGATTCATTCTGACAATGCTATTATATTTTAGATAATCTTGTTCTTTTGGATTTTCTGAGTTTCCAACAAGTAATACTTTCTTGCCTTCAAAATAAGATACAGGATCAAACTCATTGGCTGAATCGTAATGTGTAGTTTTCATATCCTGATAATAGTTCTCTCCACCACTTTTGACTTTCAATCGTAGCATGAGCATTGTAGCCGTTAGGTAAAATCTCTTTTGCTTTCCTACAACATACACTCAAGAATACCCATTGATCTGAATAGTTAAATATATCTTTAATCGTATCTTGTAATCCATCAACGGGTATGTGTTCTAATACATCAGTGCAAATAACTAAATCATATCTACCCTCTGGCTTTGTACTAAACTCAGGAACGGCTGGATCATACTTTGTTGCGTTCCATTCAGGTGGGTGAAACTTTGCCTTACCACAACCATAATCTAATATTGTTTTTAATCCCTTGTCTTTGATGATTTCTTTTATCTCAGGGATATAATGCGTTAGTGTAGTGCCTCTCCATTTCTTAGCATCAGAATGAAGTATCTTAGCTTGTTCTAAATAAATATCATACAGACTCATCTTTTACCTCAATACAAGTAATATCATAATCACCTGTTTTTAATTTCATCTTTGTAAAGTTTTCTTTAGCTTCTGCGATTATATCCATTCCCCGTTTAATACAAGCATCTTTAGTTTCGTACTTGGGTATATCTGGTTCAAAGAAAGTTATTCCACGCATCATATTTAATTCTGTATCCCACACCATCATGTGCATTATAAGTACAAATGTTTTCAAATCTTAAATCCTTTACGCCATGATTTAACTGCCCAATAAGCTGGTGATAAACTTTTCTGCCCTTTTACCTTCGCTAAGATGGGTTTGAATCTTGCCATAAATGATCTTTGCCTAGCTGGTATGTTCTTTTTGATAGACATACCTTTAGCACCAAATCTAACTATCTGAACTCTGCCAGTTTTTTTATTCTTAACGTAAACGCCAAACTTCTTACTCGCACTTGGAGTTCTGAATGGTTTGTTTAGTTTTTTTCCTTTGTATGTTGCCATTATCATCTACCCATATACCAAGTTTAGCTATCATGCAATCTGCACACCAGTATAATCCTTCTACAAGTACATCTGCTTTTCTTTTACAATAATCGCACTTTTTATAAGATGTCATTTAATGGTAACGGAGTATTATCATCACCCACTGCTCCGTCATTTTGCCCTAATACCTGTTTACCTAACCAAATAAGCATACTAACATTACCCTTTTCAGCTACTTCAAATTGTTTCTTTCTAAGTCTAATTTTACCCTCTGCTTTTCCTTTTTGTATTTCTTGGGAATAATTAGTTCTAAGGGTCTTTACATCTACGCAGAAAAAATCAGCCATTTCTTGCATATTACAATGCATTAACGCCAATTTATAAACTTGTTCCTTATCAAGTTCTTTCTTGGGTCGTCCAGCTTTAGATTTCGTTGTATCGTTTTCCTGTTTGCTCATGTATTGCTTCTTTACCTGTAAAGTTTTGCCATCTCTCAATAATTACATCAATATATTTAGGGTCTAGTTCCATTCCATAACAAGTTCTTTTTAGTTTTTCACAAGCTATTAATGTGCTTCCTGATCCTAAAAAACCATCATATATATTCTTTTTTTCTTTTTGATCATCTAAAGCAATAGTTATTAATTCTACTGGCTTCATAGTGGGATGTAGAGTGTTTTTTTTTCTTTTCAAAGACCATACATCTCCTCTAAGAGTTTTCTGACCACCAAAATCTCCATAATAGTAAATAATTTCATGTTGCTTAAAATATTTATCTAAATGCTGTGCTGGATTAATCTTATCCCAGATTATCATAGCTTTAGGCTTTCTAGCTATTTTAATCATAGCTTCTCTAAATAAATGAGCATACTGCCAACTGCAGCAAACATACATAGTTTCGCAACCTATTAAAGAAGTCGTAAGAAAATCTACAAAAGAATCATCATCCATTTTATCATTCATTATTTTTCTATCATCTTTAACGCCTTTGTAGTCTATGTTGTAAGGTGGGTCTGTAAAAACCATATCTATACTATTTCCGTTTAAAACTTTATCTACATTTTCTTGAATAGTGCTATCTCCACAAATTATTCTATGATTTCCTAAAATCCATATATCTCCTAATTTAGATTTTATATCTTCTGGTTTTACATCAGGAACTTCATCTTCATCAGTTAATCCAACTGTTTCTTCAAATAAAAAGTCGTCTATTTGATTCTTAGTAAATCCTAATGTATCTAAATTAAACTCATCTTCGTTTAATCCTTGTATCTCTAATTTAAGTTTATCTAAATCCCAACCAGCATTTAAAGCTATTTGATTATCTGCAATATTAAGTGCTTTTATTTGTGTTTTAGTTAATCCTTTTATGGTTACGCAGGGAACTTCTGTCCAACCCATTTTTTTAACTGCCATGAGTCTTCCATGACCAGCTATAATTCCGTTTTCTTCTTCAAGTAAAATAGGATTGGTAAATCCAAATTCTTTAATAGAACTTATGATTTGATTTATTTGTTCTTCTGAATGTGTCCTACTATTATTAATGTAGGGTATAAGATCAGATACTTTTCTAGTTTGTAGTTCCATAATTTACCGATTATGTAATCGTATTTTCTGCCTACTACTTTTTAAACGTAAATGCAATATAATCTACTAAATTTTTATTCTGATTAAGAATATCTGATACTGCGTTACCTACTGTTTCACATACAAGTTCTTCGTCTTTAGCTGGTATATTCCA